TTGTCTTTACACGAAAAATCCAATTTAGGTATGGATTTAGTGTCTTGGCGAGGAAGACCTTTTACTGAACAAGAAAAACAAGGATTTGATATTACCAAATTAATTGGTGTTCCTTGTCAAATCAATGTTATGCACAATGATAGTGGTAAAGAGAAAATATCTAGTGTTATGCCTTTAGGTAAAGACACAAAGATACATGAACAATACCACGAAAGCATATCATTTAGCATAGATGACTTTCAAAAAGGCCAAAGAGAGCAATTTAATAAACTATCGGAAGGTATCAGAAAAATGATACTGCGTTCTAAAGAGTTAGACGGAATTGATACTAGCGATCTTGGTGATGAAGGTAATGGCAATGATTTAGGGAAGGTGCCGTTCTAATGATAAAATGTATATGTCAAAATTGTGGGTGTAAAATTTCAATTCCACATATAGAGTATGAAGAATATTGTTATCAATGTTTTTTAGATATGGGATATGAAATGGGGTATGAGTAATGAAATACACTAATGCGTCAAATCTCCCTAAAGCAATAGAGAGGGCGGTGGAAAATGACCCATACGATAGTAGCGGGTCAGATATATCAACAACAAGATTGATAGCACCGCCTCGTATTAGAGTATTGCAAAAGAGGAATTGGGATTTAATTGAAGAGGATATTTCCGATAGAGTATTCTCTTTATTAGGACAATCAGTTCATCATATCATTGAACGATCTAAAACTCGTAAAGAGATAGCCGAAAAAAGATTATTCTATAAAGATGATAAAATTACTAATGGTTGGACTTTAAGTGGTCAGTTTGATTTACTTAATAGAGAAGGTCATTTGATTGATTTTAAATGTACATCTGCTTGGTCGGTTGTTTCTGCTTTAAGTGAAGGAAAACCCGATTGGGAAAACCAACTTAATGTATTAGACTTTTTATGTAGAAAAAATCCAAAAGAGTTAATCAATTACAAAACTGAAATAAAAGTAAAACGATTATCTATTATGGCTATATTAAGAGATTGGTCTAAATTACGAGTAATGCAATCCGATAACTACCCAAGAAAACAAGTAGTTATGGTGCCTGTTCGTAGGTGGACTTATGATGAACAAGAAAACTATATTAAGGAACGAATAAGAATACACCAAAATGCTGAAAAGGTATCTGAATTGCCTATGTGTACGGCTACTGAAAGATGGCGAAAAGAAGATAAATTTGCCGTTATGAAATCGGGTCGTAAATCTGCTTGGCGATTATTTGATACTGAACAACTTGCTTTGGATTTTCTTGCCTCTCAAAATATGGTTGAAGGCAAAGGTTGTAGTATTGTTGAACGATTAGGTGAAGATACAAGGTGCAATCATTATTGTAATGTAAATCAATTTTGTTCTCATTATATGAAAGTTAATTTCTAATGGCTAAAAAAAAGGATAATGTAGTTAGACCTTTTGCTTATACTAAAGATACTTTAATCATGGACTTGCTTCATAGGTATGCAAAACGATCAGAAATCGGTATTGCTACTCATGGCAAGACTATGGTTGAGGCCACAAAGCCCGTTGCCGAGTGGATTGAAGACGCACAAGAAGAGGCATGGGACAAAATAGTCTATTTAGAGAAACTCAAAAGAATACTATCAAACTTAAATATTAAATAGTATAATACCGCATGATCAAATTCATGCTAGTATTAAAGTTATGTTATTCGGGTGGTATGTGCTTACCGCCTGTTCCTGCGGGTATGTATGACGATTATAAATCCTGTGCAATAGAAGGATATGTCAAATCTTTGAATTATATTGATAATCTTGACGACAAGACCATAGCTGAAACAAGACCAATAGTTCAATTCTGGTGTCAAGAGTATGAAAATAAAGAAGAAAAAGTCCAAACATAGTATTCCCACAACAAAAGATAGTTTAGGTGTTATAAGCTATCAATTAAGAGAAATAAGGGAAGATTTAGCCAAGAACAACAAAGATATAGAAGACTTGAAAGAACAAGTAAATTTAGGTAAAGGTGGTATTAAAGCCATATTTGTGATAGGCTCTTTAGTAGCCTTAATAATAGGGCTAATTAAATTATATAAAGGATAAATATGATAGGATTACTAACTAAACTTCTACCAACAGGAATTAAAGTTGGTATGGAGATTGTAAAGAATAGACAGCAAACAAAAAGACTTGAAAGTGTGGCAGAAATGAAACACATGGAACGGATGGCTTCGGGTGAATTAGAATACAAAAAAGCTGTAATTGCTAATAATCAACAGGGATGGAAAGACGAATTCGTTTTGATACTCGTTTCGGCTCCCGTGATGATCTTAATTTGGTCAATATTTAGTGATGATCCTGCCATAATGGAAAAAGTAGATAAGTTTTTTGATCAATTTAATAATATGCCTTTTTGGTACCAAGCCTTGTTTATTGGGGTAGTTTCGGCTATATATGGTCTTAAAGGGGCTGATATAATGAAGAGGCCAAAATAATATGATAGATGGTAAAGTAAAATATAAACAATTAAAAGAACGAATCAAAGAACACGAAGGATTTGTACCAAGAATATATAAAGATAGTCTAGGATTTGCCACAATCGGCTACGGACACCTTGTAAAAGAAGGTGAACAATGGGAAGAAGGCAAAGAATATACTAAAGAACAATTAGAGTATGTTTTTGATACAGATTTTGAAGAGGCTAAAAAAAATGCTTTTTCTTTAATTGGTGATATTGAATTAGTTGATGACGCAAAATGTGTCTTAATTGAGATGGTGTTCCAATTAGGAATAGGTGGTGTTTCTAAATTTAAAAAGATGTGGGAAGCATTATCTAAAGGTGATTATGGTGAAGCCTCGTTTCAAATGATGGATTCTCGTTGGGCAAAACAAACTCCTAAACGAGCAGAAAGTCTTTCAGCTATTATGAGAAGTTGCAAAAGTTAATTAACTTTGCTATACACTTCATAATGGTATGTTAGTATTTGAAGAAATAATAATAAATTATCATAAGCTAAAAGAAGGAGAAGCACCTGTTCTTCGTGATGTGCATATAGAAGATGGTGTCGTAACTTACATTGATCCAAGAGATAAATTAAAAAACTTGGTGGAATGTAAAGAAGGAAACTAATATGCATAAAAGGATTTTAGTAATAAGTGATTTACATATTCCATATCATCATAAAGATAGCTTTGCTTTTCTACGGGCTATTAAGAAGGAATATAATCCCGATTTTGTGGTCAATATTGGTGATCTATTGGACTTTCATGCTATCAATATGCATACCCATGATCCAGACCTTTATAGTGCTGGTCATGAATTAAAAGTATCTAAAGAATATATAAAAGAATTAGAAAGTATATTTCCAAAAACAGTAGAAGTAGAAAGTAATCATAGTAGTTTAGTATATAGACGAGCATTAAAATTTGGTATGTCTAAAGAATTTCTTAAAGACTATGGAGATTTTCTTGGTACTAAAAAATGGGAATGGGTAGATGATTTAACTCTTACTATGTCTAATAAACAAAGATGTTTCTTTACACATGGAAGATCAGCAGATGTATTAAAAGTATCTCAAACTATGGGTATGTCAGCAGTACAAGGCCATTACCACACTAAATTTTTAATATCTTATTGGGCTAATCCTGATAACCTTTTCTTTGCTATGAATGTAGGATGTTTAATAAATCAAAAAAGTCTTGCCTTTGCTTATGCAAAAAACTTTAAAACTAGATTTATATTAGGATGCGGTATGATAATAGACGGCATACCTAAACTACTTCCGTTAGTTTTAAATAATAAAGGTAATTGGATAGGTAAGTTAGTTTAGAATACTATTGCAGATATAACACTACAAATAATAGCAACTATAATAACTTTTTTCATACAAGGATCACAAAGACCAGATTTTTCCCTTATCCATCCTTTTATAATTTCTATATTTAAGTTCATAATTTATTATAACATATTTGTACTAAATAGAAACATTCATATTTAATACTATTCTTCTAGCAATATCTGATTGTGTTACCCCATAATGATAAGCATTACTAAATATAACTACTTGATTAGCTACAGATGGTACTATTTCTTCTGTTTTGTCTTCTTTTTCTATAGCAGTATATCCGTTGCAAGTATGAAAATTAAATACAGAAGTAATAATATTAGGATCGGGAACACCCCCATTAGAAATATCACTATGTCTTCCGTGTTTAACTTGTTTGCCTTGATTAGGATATAAATTTAATTTTAATTTTACTAAAAATTTTGAAGGTATTATTTCTTCTTGATAATTTCTAAATACTTCAAATAATTTTATATATTCTTTATTAACTGTATCGCCTACAGTATTTAGATTTGGATGCATGTATATAGGTTTTCCAAACTTAAAATGACCATCTCCTGTATTTGTATGAGGATTAAAAATAGAATCATTCTGCCATTCCCATTGAAAATACTCGTCTTCTACAACATCTAATAAAGTTTTAAAAACAGGTTTAGGTAAAAAATTATCTATAACTTTTATCATTTAAAATGATTTCCGTGAATCCAACCTACAATAGCATACCTTGTTCCTTTAGTTATAGGCAAAACTCTATGCCAAACAAAAGAAGGAAATACTATTAATGTTCCTTTTTCTTTTAATTCTGGTTCTTTTCTTGTTTTACTACCATCAAAAAATTGTAAATCTCCACCTTCATAATCTTTTGGATTACTTAATTGAATAGTAAATCCTAGCTTACGGGTAGAAATAGCTGTTGACATATCTACATGCCAATCAAAATGACCATCAACTCCATACTTATATACACTAGGATAATCTCTAACTAGATCAACATGGTTAATATCAAATCTCCAATATTGAGAGTTCATTTGAGTAATTACATGTAAAAGATTATTTAAAGGAAAATTATTTGATACAGCTTGTCCTTGACATACTCTATCTTTAGACTTTACTGATTGTCCTGTATTAGGATCAACAGCTTCTGCACTTCTCCATAGTTCTATTTTAGTATCTTTTAATATATTTGTTATTTGTTCATCATCAAACAATTTATGTTTGACATATAAAGTATTAATATGTTGATTGCTTAATGGTGGAAGTGTTAGCATATAAAAAATATATACTATTAATTAAGAAAGGTAAATATTATTCTTCTAAAGGATTTGCGTCTTTAACAGCTTTAATAGATTTAAACCATTCTCCTGTTTCATCTAATTTACCAGCATCAATATCGTGATATAATTTATCTAATTGATCTTGTATTCTGCCGTATTCTAATTCTCTAGTTCTTCTAATATTGTTATTATTAACTATTTTTTCAGCTTCGGGATATTTAGCTCTTATTTCTTCAAGAGTAAATTGAGGCTGTTCTGTTGCTTCTGTAGCACCAGGAGGCCAATAAACACCAGAATAAGAAATTTGTTCTTCCCATTCGCCATCAGCATTTCTATAATCTGGATTATCTTCTATAGATACTGCGGCATCTGGATTAAGTAATTTAATTGCCTCTAAAGTTATTAATGAATCTACATAATCTGCCATATTTTCTCCTATGCTTGTATTATACTACTATCAAATTCTAATATATGAAAAGTTGACAATCCTCTTGATCTGTCAACAGTTCCAGAATCACTATTATCCCAATTTCCGTTAATTGCCCAATCTGCATGTTGGTGTTTTACATCTATTCCATAAGTAATATTAGCTGTAGAAGTAGGTGTAACCCAAGCCATCATAGATGCAGTAGCACCCCAAGAAGTTCCATCAATATAATTTTTTGAATTTGCTCTTTCTCTTGAACCTTGAACATCAGCATTCATACCTACACTATGTCCACTATTTGTTCTATCATAAAATCTTGTAACCCAAGATGAACCCGAAGGGTTTAATGCTCCACAAACTTGTCCTATAAATAAAAGTCTATTGCTAGTAGATGTAGCTTGGTGATCTAAATTTAAGCCTGTTAATGCAAACCATGCCGCATTAGGAGCAGAAGTTTGACTTACTCTACCTGTATATGTAACACTAGAAACTTTTACTAAATCTTTAGCACCAAAATTTATTTCAGTTCCACTATTAGCAATAGTAGCACCTGCTGGAATAGTTATTGTATCACCAGAATCACCTATAATAGTTGTTCCTGTATTAGAAACGGGTTTTAATGTGTTAATTTTTAATTCACTCATATTAAACTATACTACTTGATACCTCCATAATTGTAAATGTAATTTGTGT